TACATGAAGCATTGAACGGAGAGATAACTTCTATGATCGGTTTGTCTGTAAGCTCTAAATCATGACAGATTTTAAAGAATACATAACCACTCCATGTCTCAGTACTTATTGCTTGTTGTAATAGATTCTCAAAGTTGTTTTCTTCTAATATCTCTTTAAGTCGTTCTACTTCTTCTTCACTATCATTGACATTGATGTCATAACCGTTTCCTGAGATCAGGTTAACGATAGCTTGAGTTGCTAATTTAGGTAAACCACTATGTACTCTAGGTACATCTCCTGATACACTTCTCCAAAACTTTGTCTGTGCTTCTGCAACTGCATATGGACTTCTTGCAGACTTTTGATACACATTGTAAACTTGTTTGAAAAAGTATTCTAACTCCTCAGGGTTACCTCGATACCATACTTGATTTTCTCGTAACTCTCTAAGGAAAGTATCTTCGTTCTCAAATAAGTGATTAAACTTTATTAGCTCGTAGTTTTTCATTAAGCTCTGCCTCCTCTACGACAAACCATAGATCTTCGTCTTTGTTTTCTAAACCGATCTGAAACATCATAACTTTCTCCTCTGTTTTTTCTCTTGTACCCCTATGTTGTATTGCATATTTTTCTTTACCTAATGCGTCATGTTCTTTTAAGAAATTTTCTAGTCTTTCAAACTTTTCATTACTTACACAGAATTTTATGTAAGCCATAATGTTTTCTTTGATCTGTTTTATTGTTTGTACATTTTCTATCATTGTTCCCTCATTTTATAACTCATTAATTTATTCATAGCAGGTGTTAGTGCGTAATCGAGTGAGTCGTTAAAGTCTATGTTTTCTGAGCTGTCGTCTATATGACTACCTTTACCGTCTGCTCTTATCTTTGCTAGTGCGTATCGTTGATTCTCTGCTTTCTCCGTAAACAGTAATCTCTTTTGATATAAGAGCTGTTGTTTTAGTGTTACCCTTTCTTGTATTGTTTTCTTTATTGATCCACTTATATTGACATTTTTAACAAGTATGTTATTTCGTAATGTCTTTATAAACAATGGATCTGCCGAGTCAGGATATATTCCGTCTATCTTTCTGTACAATGACAAGTAAGGCATAAACCACTTATTAAATTCGTTGACTATATCGTTATAGTCTGCTTCTTCACTTACTACATGAGAATCAATAACAACTGCCCTCTGATAGTTTCTTGTAATACCTACGATCGTAAATATTGTCTTAGCTGTTGATCCTATATCGACTCCTATGTAGATCTTCTCAAATACAAATGGATTCATTTCTGAGAATCGTACCCTGTTTCCGACTTTGTTTCTACTGATCCATATGTCGTCTATATACGGTGCATAGAGTAATCCCTCTGTGTAACCTCTGATAGCTATAATCTTAGAGTTATACTCAAATGATCCTACAGGGTGTATGCTATACATAGCGTCTATCTGTAGTTGTGATAATGTAGGGTTGTCGTCAAACTTGAAAAAGTAATAACTAAATGTATCGTCTTTTTCGCTGCTGTTTAACTCTGCCCATGTTTCTGCAGGTAATTCGTGTGCGTAATCTTCAGGTGGTCTAGCTTTATTGAGATAGTTCTTATAGATTATCTGATCTGGTAAACCTGCATTTCCTGTTAGATACATAAATCCATTATCTCTATAAAGTCTAGTAAATGCTTCTTGTATAAACTCGTCTCCTGCTATATGTGCTTCTTCTATTAAGAATCCATGAACATTTAGTCCGAGAATCTGTTTATACCTACTTTTATTATCATACCCTACTAAATAGACTGTCTTGATTCCTGTCGGAGTCTGTAACTCTATTCTTGATCCACCTGTACCCTGTTTCTTATACTCGCATACAGTTGAAAATAAATTCATAAAGGACGAGGGATTATTAATAAACATCTTTTCAGCTACGGTTGTACTTGTCGCAGCTATTACAAATTGTGTCTTACTCTGATCTGTGTTGAACACTCTTAGGTAAAAAGCTAATCCTGCGATAAATGATTTACTCGATCCTGTAACACCCTCTAAGAATATGACTCTCTGTTTACTCTTTAAAATGTGTCTATGTTTGTCTCGCAGTTTGATGTCGCTTAATTTCACAGTTTATCTGTAAGCTCTTGTATCTGTTCGATTACTTCTCTATTAGTATCTAAGTTGATCTCTTGTTTTGGTTCTCTCATACCTAGGTATTGTTTTGATAACCATATAAGCATTGTAACATTACCGTTCATAGCTTTCTTATACATTTCTCGTCTTAGGGATTTCTTTCCAAATTCCATACCCTTTTTATATATGCGAAGAAATTGCTCGTCTTTCTGTAATGTCCTAGCACTTATGTCTAGTATATTTGCTATCTCTTGCTGTGTACATTGTATGCTAGCGAGATCTGCTACTAAATTGTAATCTATTTCTTTCTTTGGTCTTCCTGCCATATCTTTTTACCTCTACCGAGTGATTTCCGATTTTATAGTGTTCGTTCACTTATCATACTTTACTTCTTGGGTTTGTCTTTCTTCTTATAACCCTTTTTGTAACCTTTCTTGTGCATTTCTAACTCCTCTTTTCGCTTTATAAGGCTTTTAACGCCATTTAACACGATTACTCCAATAAGCTGCTGACATTTTTCCTTTCTTAATGTTTTTCGCATGTCTTGCTTTAAATGATCGTTTCTTAGCTTCTTCTGCTTTTGTATATGTCTTCTTGTCCTTAACTGTCTTAGCACCCTGTTGTCCGAATCGTATTGTCTTTATCTTGTCTCCCTCTTTTGCTACTACAATATGTGATTTTTTAGGGTGGTTCGGTGTACGCTTTGGTTTGTTAAATCCCTCGACACCTGCTCTCTCTAATCTAGGATCTTTTTTTCTAGCCATTTGTTAATACTCCTAATATTGCAACAATAAGAACCACTATAAAGAAACCATTGATCCACCAATTAATTTTTTTACCGTCAAAAGGTTTCAGCATGTCTTTAGTTATGCTTTTCCATAATTTACTCATGCTTCCTCCTCTATTCGTAACAATTCTTTTATAGTATCCCTTATTTTTAGATCTCTTGATTCGACTATTATATCTTCTATCGTGCATAATGACAGCACTCCTAGTATAGATTTTGCGTCTATCGTTATTCGACCTTTGTGTAAATAAACATTTTGCTTTGTTTTTGCTGCTGTTTGTATAATTTTAACAGCTAAGTCCGTATGTAACGGTTTCATAATAAACTCCTTTCTAAAACCCATTTAGGGTTAGTCGGCAGGTAGAAATCGTGTAAAGGAGATAACACTTCAGACCACCTATCCGACCAAGTAAAGGAGGGTTGAGGTATTTTTATTCCTCACATTACATGATAAGTGATCTACAAGTGTTTTCCAAGATTTTTATGTGAAAAAGTCGTATAAAATCTTACCAAATTTTTTTTGTACTTTTCTCCTTATTGTTTTTAACCTACTATCGACTCCCTGATTACTAATTTTTTCTATTTCTGCGATTCTTTCTAGTGTCATACCACCAATATAGTAGTATCTTGCTGTTTTTGCATGTTTTAGTGTATTAATGTAATCCCATATTTGCTTATGTAAATGCTTTTGTTTGTCAGATCTTTGTATATTTTCTTCTGTTCTAAAAATATCCATGCGTTCGATATTATAGACTTCTTTATCTAAATACTGATCTGTTGCTTTTACTTTTTTTAACAACGCACTTATTCTATAGTTTATTGCGACAATAATATAGTTTGTAATAGACGATTTACTGTTATCGTATGTATTATAAACTCTCCAAAATATTTGTAAAATTTCTTGTCTTATGTCTTCTGTCGTCATGTTAGGAATATTATAATATCTTGCTTTTTTCCAAATAAAACGATCGTAATAATCTACAAATTCTTTAAAGGAGTATTTTTCTTTTAATGTCGCATTTGTAATCGCTAATCTTTTCACGATATTTCCCTGCTTCCTCTAATGTTTTAAAAACTTCTACACCTACTAACATTTTGTCTTTTCTAACTAATAAAACATAAACTAGCATGTTACCCTCCTATCTCTAAATCTACA